TTTGGTTACCCGGGCTTGTCCGGGAGCGGGCTACAGAGGACGGCTGGCACATTCCTCGATGACTTCTTCTTCCATCCGGTTGATCTTAGGCCAGTAGTACCCAGCTTCAGCAGCTTTTGGGTCTATGTTTCTGGTGTATGCATGGTAATAGTGTATCCAGTCGGAGTGAACAAGATGTGGTAGGACAGGGTCTATGATTGGTTCAAGATCTTTCTTCGTGTCTAGCATACGCTCAATGCGAAACTGATCATAGATACTGATGTTGAACACGCGCTCTACCAAAGCACGCGTGTTCGGATGAATCTCTTCTCTGACTAAGGGAGCAGACATAGCCTGCCGGAGCTGCTCACGCTTATAGGAATCAAAAGTTCGAGATTGGGCGATGGCCCGCACATCATAGCCTGCAGTTACCCGCAGGCCGTAGTGTGCAAGGGCCGTGACCACCGGACATGCCGGATATTGGTGTGCAAAACTAAGGGATTTACACCGAAGGAGCGACATTAATTTGCTTGTCCTAGCATTCACATACTCCTTGGGGCCCCACCCAAACGTGGCCATCACTTTGAGGGGGTCTGTGACAATTTGCTTAGCTTGCTGGTCAAATAACAACCCGCAGAAGCTCATGTCTGAGAAGATTTGGAACTCTTCTATCTTGATTACTAAGCCCAATGAGGCAAAGTCTTCCTTAGTAGGGGCGGTGCCGTAACCTGACGCTGCGTTATCGTCACCCTCAACCACTAACTCGGGCTCCAGAAATCCGACCTTATCGAAGATAAAGTAACAGAAACACATGGTCGAAAATCCGTTTCCCAAGCTCGTACACATCTCACCTGACATGCGTGTCGCCTCTATTTGTGCCTTAAAGTATCTGGATATAAGATTGTTTTTGCCCAGTAAGAACTTGTCAAACATGGCCATGAATTCACGGTGGTCCGGAAGGTATTTTGTCATGTGATCATACAGTAGTCTCTCACAGTGCTGCATCAGCATCTTAGTGAAGAGGGACTCATAAGAGGTAAAGTCCGAGGTCAAATATTTACACCCCACTCTGTACAACCGTTCTTCAATATACTTTCCTCGGTCTTTAACCGGGATATGCTTTATGAATTCGGGCATCTTATACACTTCATCTCCTATGGCGTGGAAGATGGGGCCTAGGCGGACTTTCATGGGGTCGGACCGCGCGTTGATGGCGCGCGGCTGTTTATA